TTGGTAATAAAGCAACACCCACTGATTCCTTTGCTTCGTCAAATCCTTGTTTTAATCGATCAATTCTGCCCTGAAATGTTTCGGCATTACGGGCTGCCGCTCCACCATAAAGATTGCTTAATGCAACTTGGGTTTGTGTAAAATCCATTGCCTTTAAATCAGCTGCGGACAAACCAATGCCTAATTTTGCAAGTTTTGCATCCTGGCCTTCATAAGCCTTTGCAAGGGCTTCAGTTACCGTTGCCAAATCTTTTCCACTGCCCTTTGAAACATCCAATGCCAAATTCAATAATTTTTGCGATGAATTAACATCTTTAGTGGTTAGTGACAATCTCTGGAATGCATTTCTCAAATCATTATCAGCCACGCCAGTCGCCAATTGAGTTTTTGAAATATAATCCTCAGTGGCTTTAATTTGATCATCGGTTGCACCAGTTGCAGTTTTCAATGCGCTGGCCAATCTCAATTGTGCGGCTTCATCCTCAATCGCTGATTTAACGCCATCAATTCCAATTTTGACCGCATAAGCGGCTGCTGCGGCTGCTGCGGCTGCAAATGCCAAACCAACTTTTTTGCCAACACCGCCCATTTTGTCGCCAAAACCTTGAACATCATTTTCGGCTGATTTTAAATTGTCTGTAAGTTGCTTGGTTTCAGCTAAAATTGCAAGTTTTAAAGTGCGTGATCCAGTGGCCATTTCACCACTCCTTTACAATTTGATTAAATGCGGATTCCCATTGATCAATGATGTATGGCTGATTTTGCCGCAATGTTGGATAAATAAACCAACCCCTGGAGCCACGGCCAAATTTGCCTGACCAACTTGGGAATTGTTTAAATTTGTTTGATCCAAATTCATATCCGCCCCATAATTGTTGGGTAGTTGCACCACCACTGAATTTTTGTGCAGCAAATCCAAAACTTATTTCACCAATTTTGCTTGTTTTGCTGACCCTGGAGCCTGATGCAATTCGATCATCTGCTCGATTATCGGTCATGCTTGATGCATCAATAATTTTGCGCTGCAAATATTCGGCCAGGGCACTCGATGTTTTTTTGGCTTGCGCAACCGCTTCATCACTCATGGCTCCAAATGCCTTCATGATTGAGCGCAATTCGCCCTTATCATAAGTGATTAAATCAGTTGCCATTTTGCTGCTCCAATATCTCGACCGCTGTCAAAATTTGTTCAGCGGTTTGCCATTCACTCATTGGAATGTGTGTGGCAATTGCCAACTCAACCAATAAGCGGTTTAGGCTTCCCCGCTCATATCTTTTGGGTTATCGACCCCCACGGTTACATCAACCACTCCATCGCACCAGGCTTCAAATGGTTTGATGGGTTTTGTGGTTGATCGCTTCATGGCGTGATATGCCAAAAACAATAAATCGCTGATCCCAATTTTTTCCTGGGCTTGGCTAATTATGTTTCCAGTTTCCCGCTCCCATTTTGCCCATTCAGGTGGCTGGGCAATATAGGTTTCGGTTTCCCCATTTCCGTATTCAATTTTTATTGGTAATTTCATTTTTTTGCTCCCGATTCTTTTTTATAGTTGAGGTGTTGTCACGCAAGTGAATGACAATGAAACCGTTTGTGCATCAGGTGCGGTGCCGCCTGCTGATGGGAAAATTGGTTGCACATCAAATGTAAATGTTGATCCGCTTGCAGCAGTAAATGAAACTGCCAACGGTGTATTTGGTGCGGATTCAGCAGCAGTCCACAATGCATTGCATAGTGATCCACCAGCAGGCCAATCGGCCAGCATCTCCACGGCAAATGTGCCCTGGGTGTCAGTGGTGTAATAAGCCTTGCCATCCAATGTTTGATAAGTGTTGATTGTGGATGCGATGGTTAATGTTGCGCTAGTTGCCTGGGCATCATAAGAATCACCGTCAATGGTGAATGTGATGTCACGGCCAGTGATGATTGTTGTTGGCATTTTTTCTCCTATTGATCTTGGTTGTAATAAGTGCTGACTGATATGTCGGCAATTAAAAGTGATGATGTGTTTACGTTTGTGATTGTTGGGCGTTGGACATCGCCAACCACATATCCATCAGGCATTGCTCCCAAAATTTGAATTACTAATGTTTCCAAATTGTCTAATGCTCCAGGATTTGAGTTATAGGCCACGGCAGCTGAAATCGTAAAATTTATTTTGACACTTACTGATGATTTTGAAATTAATGTAGATTCCAAATAGGGTGAATCTGGAATAATTACACATGCTGGAGGGATTATTGCTTCGGGAACCCATCCATAAACTGTTGCGCCAATGGCAGATAATGCAGTGGCCAAATCAGTGCGAACCTCATTTATTGATGCACTCATTGGGCAATTGTTTCAACATCAATGAATGGTGCTAATAACCCCATTTGGCGATTGATCATTGCACGGCCTGTTCGATAAATTGTTTGAGCAAAATCTACGCCTTCAATTTGTGATCCTGGAGCAATAATTGCTTGGAATATGTCAGTGCTTAAACCCAACAATGCATTTTTAACTGCATCATTGTTTGCGTAAATCTCTGCCGCACTCGACCCATCAAGCACGGCAAGGCCAGCGGGGATGACTGGTGTGACCACTGAATCAGCCTCATTGACGGATGCTGCAAACATATATGCATCCAATGTTCGGGCATTGGCGGTATATGTTGCATCAAGGTCACCACAACCAGTCACGACAACTGATTGACCCTCTACAAAAAAATTTGGGCGTAATGTATAAAAATAAATAACATTTGATTTAATTTGATAAGAATTGATTGCTGATGAATAAGCGGTCAGCAACGGCAAACAAATTGATTCCGCACTTGCAATTATTTGATCCAAATATGAGTCGGAATATAGGGAATCGCTAACGCCCAGCACGGCACGTAAATCATCGGCATCAATGATGGGCATTAGCAAATCCTTTCATTCGGCTGGGCAATGTTCGGGAGCGACCATTACCCATGACTTAATTAGTTATCAGGTTTGATTCCAGCATGCGCCAAATGGAATTTTTGGAGCAATTGCGGCATAACCATAATAAAGCAAATCAACCGTGCCATCGGATTGAATTGCGGTGCGTAATGTAAAGCGTGGAGATTCATACCATGTCCATGCATTTGGATTGATAACCACCATTGACTTGTCACCTGCGGCAGTGGTGCCACCTGCAACGCCAATTGAACGGCTGACATAAAGATCAAGCCCTGGAGATACACGGCCACGCAATGATCCTGCGGTTACGTTTCCAGCTGCATTTGATGGATTGGCTGCGTTGTAAAGTGGTGCGCCATTGTCATTGTATCCCATAATGTTTGCCCATTGGCTTGGTGATACGACTAAATTCTGCGCAAATCCCAATGATGATGAATAAACTGCGGCTGCGGCTTCAGCATTGAATGCTAAAAATCCTTCAGCATCATTTGCATGAACGCCAGTTTGTTGGCCACCGCCTACGCCAGCAATTGTGCCAGTTGCAAATTCATCAGTAACTTTGGCATAAGCAAACTCTAGATTTTGCAGCAGTGCTGCAATATATTCAGGGCGACTGCGGTCAATTAATTCAACGGTTGTAATTGCACGGCCTTTGAATGATTTAACTGGCACTGATAAAAATGTGGCTGATAATGATGATTCAGAAACTGGATCATTTTCATCAACGTTTGCAACTGTTGGCACCGCTGTTACCTTTGGCAATTCAAATGTCATGCCCTCAGTAACTAATGCCTCACGGCTTAATGCATCAATCATTCCACGATCACCATTTGCTAGTGCATTGATTACCTGGGTTGATTGTGGTGTTGGCACCATACCTGGTGCGGTTGATGTGGTGTTATCGGCTGCACGCACATAAATGCGGGAATCCTCATCACCCAATACATTTGCCTTCAAAAAATGCTCCAAATAAGTGTGTTTGTCCACAATTGGGGAGCGTGGTTTTGTGTAAGCGACTGGTGCTGATGTCGCTTGAACTGCTGATGCAACATCAACTGATTCAGTTGGTGCAGCAGGCTCAACGGCTTGATTGTCGGTCACTGCGTTCTCCTTTGTATTTGTTTGATCTGATTCAGAATTTTTTTCCGCTTCAGAATTTTCTCCTTCGGTTGCTGCAACATCTGAAACCTTTGCAGATTTAACTGCTGGCTCAGTAACTAATGCAACACCTGTCAATTCACCTGATAAAACTTTCATTGTGCCATCTTTTTGCATTTCATAATCATTGACGGCCAATTCGATTGAAAATCCATCCCTTAATCCTGATGCGGCTTCCTCTAATGCATCATTGCCTGCGGTTGTTTTTGCAATTTTAAACGTGGCATCAATTGATTTATCAGAATTTAAATTCATGCTCAATGTTTTTCCAATTCTGCGGGTGCGGTCATGCTCCAGGTTCAAGAAAACATCCTTTGGAGCAATGCTGCCTTTGGCAAACATTACTTTGCCAGTGCTGGCATTTGCAGTTTCATTAAACGCAACAATTCGCCCAGAAATTGTCCTGGCTTCAGAATCAGCTGCGGTGATCTGCATTGGTGTTGTCAGTTTCATAGTGCCATGTCCTCCATTTGTCTAATTTCATCAGCGGTTAAAACGCCAATGCGATTTAATATTTCATAAACTTGCGCTCGCTCATAACTTGAACCTCGCAAATAAAAATCAAAATCCATCCGTGCAACTTGTGATGATGGCGTAAAGTCCGGCATAGATAAACGTTGCTCAATTGAATTTGCAATTGGAATCAGTGAAAAATCACGCAATGTTCGCAATGCCGTTGTCGCATTTGAATAAGTCATTGATGATCCTGTTTCAGCATCAACAAAATATGCTGGAATGCCAATCGCCCTGGCCAATTCGGTTGCGATGTATGAGCGTGCAGCCGCCAATTGTAATTTTTCAGGATCAAAACCAATTTGCTCCATAGTTACATCCGCATTTAAAAATGCAGTTGAACGATTACGCCTTGCGATGCCCCATGAATCTAAAAGTTTTGCAATTCGATCTGCTGGCAATGCTGATCCATTTGATTTTAAAACCATTGATGGAATTGGCTCCCTGGCATAATTTGCTGCTGCTCGCTCCAATTCAGCACCAGTGCGAATGGTGCGGCCTGCTCGATTCAATAATCCCTCATCATTACCATAAAACACCACTAATGATCCAACTCCAGTGTTCGGGATCGAATAACCATCAATTGTGTATCCTACGATTTCAGTGGAGTTGGAATTTAATTGTGCTGCAACCCTGGATGGTGCAATGCGTTGCATTGATCGCACTCGAAATGTGTCCTGATACAATTCCGTAATTTGAAAATAACTGTAACCAAAAAATAGTAAATCCTCAGCGCACCAAACCCAACTTGCTGACCCTGGGATTCTAGGATCAGGATCATTTATTACACGTGGCGCATCAACACGCATTCCAGTGTCACGATCTCGAATTACAATTGGAATTGATGCAATTGCACTGCAAATAATATTTCGTGCCCTTGCAACCGTTGGAATGCTCATTGCTTCCTCACGTGTTGCAGTATTAAATCCACCCAATGGATTAAAAATTGAATCTAATGCTTGAACTGGTGCCAAATTTGATGCGGCAACATCCAGGGATGGGTCAGCCAATTTTGTATTTAGCTGAAAACGATCAAATAATCCCATGTGATCATTTTTTCATTGAATTACCACTAACCGATTAAAATGTCCACATCCGTTGATGGGCGTGTCGCAAAATGCGCAACTAGGGCACTGGCCACGGCTGCGCAAATGGCAGATTGTGATGCCCTGCGACCAAATACAAATCCCCCATCGCCCCTGGGTAATTTAACTGCTGACAATATTTGCAAATTTAACTGCTCCTGATTTCGATGCCGCAATCGACCACTGTTGATGCTTGAAATTAATTCATCGCACGCCTGCGGATAAAATCCATCGGCTTCCATGACTGGAATGCCTGCTGGCCGCAATCGATCTGCAACCGCTGCACTGGTGCGTTTTGAATATAACAAATGCTCAATTGGATATTTGCGACAATAAGCGGCTGCATCATTTGCGATTGCTTTATCATCCAGGCTTAAATCATTTTGCCAGGTGTGCAGCAATTTGATCAAAAATTGATCATCGCCAATTTGCTGGGCTGCAACTAATGCGGCATGTTTGCGATCAGGTGAATGATCCATTGCCATCCAGGTGATTTTCTCAGGGTCTAAATCCAACTCAGGTGATTCACATGAACGCCATTCAATTTCCCCGATGGCTGCGGTAATTGTGGCCACCCACCTAGACAAAACCTCAGTCATTACAACCTCATGAGGATCATTTAACAATTGCTCAATGTTGTCAGAGTGAATTGTGTGACCCAGGGCTGGCACGGCTGCAATAATATTTTTTGGATCATTAACATCATCTTTTTGCATTTCATAATCATTGACGGCCAATTCGATTGAAAATCCATCCCTTAATCCTGATGCGGCTTCCTCTAATGCATCATTGCCTGCGGTTGTTTTTGCAATT